AGACATTTTCTTACATGACAATGAGGATATTACTTTAGGCAATATTCCCATTAGTCTCATTACCAACTTTATCTTACTGGAATAACCTTCTTTTACTTTTATAATTTTCTTCTGAAATTGGTCATCAGATGATGATAATCTCAAATTAAACACTTTTGTGTCACTAGGTAACGAGCCATCTTCAACAAATATTTTAATTATAACTTCACACATAACTGTTACTATCATCATATCGGCATCTCCATCTGATCCTGATAGGTTTTGTAACCATCCTTGACCCATATTTGATCTATTCTTTATAGCTACCTCTAGGAACTCTATGATATCATGCTGAGAATTTTCATCATTGAACTGCTTTTTCAATTCACTCAAACTCTCTAAATAAAAATCTGAGTCTTTTATTAGTGTGTTTATCACGGATGAATTTAACATTATCCTCTTTTCTGTTATTTTGTTCAATATGTGACAAAAGAAAATAAAAATTGGTTCAGGCAAAACCTTTGACAGATGAGATGCAAATTTTGTCATCACAAACATCTGACACCATTTTGAGTGATCTATTGTTTGATCTAAAACAAATATCTCATAACCATCTTCTTCCAGATTGCTTACAAACTTACTCATATCAGTTAACATCTTTTCTTTCTTTGTTCCTTTTGATAGCACTTCAGTTGGGCTGTAATAATTCAATCCTTCCATAGTTTTTTCCACAATTCTCAAGAACATCCTACTTCTTAAATCCATGGTTAATATTTCTCTTAGCCCTTTCGCTTGATCCATCTTTTTATCTATCTTGGCTTGAATGGGATCATTCAAAAACACCATCATGCTTTCCATGGAGTCATATGGTGATTTTATACAGTCTATATCTATATAGAATAGTTTAATTGCCTCTTCTATCACTTTAACAGATGGTTTCTGATATTTTGTCTCAAACTTATAGGATGAGTATCTAGACAGTGAAGCTTTGAATGTTGCAAAATCCAAGTATGAATGTTTCAATGAGTCAAAAAAACATTTATAAATCATGTTATCTGTCTGATCTCCAAATAATGATTTCAGATGATTCTTCTTTAGATGCCCACCCCAGAGAGAGAGATGCACATTGAATTCATGGTCTCTTAAATCAAAATCTGATTCTGATCCCATATGTTCCCTTCTTGCTTCTCTCATTTTTAACTCATATTCAACAATTTTATCCAACACTTTCATGTCTGCAGATCCTTTGCTCATTAAACCAAAAGAATGAAAACAAGCTAAGTATGAAACATATATACAGATTTCAAATCTTTCTTCAACTCTCAAAGTTACCAAGTCAATCATACCTGTTAATGAGTCAGCGTTACTCTCATTAACATCCTCACTTAATTCTATTTCTGAGTTCCTGACAGATTTGGGAATTTCTATAGACATCATTCTTATCGCTTCTTTCATGTTTTTAACTATCCAAACTGACAAGCCTGATCTCATTGGAGGGAATTTCTCAAATAATTTACTTGGATCAGATGATATGTCACCTGAGCAACACTTCATCATTATTTCTCTCCATAAATATAATATGTCAGATGTTGATTGTTTATTGTCCATCATCACTAGAAATGTAAAACAAACTTTTGGTACAACATGACTTAAAATTTTATCTCTTTCATACAGATA